CTCGGCTTTACGCCAGAAGTGGATTTTTCACTTCAAGACGATGGTGATGGCACATACATCCGTGAATGGTTGAGCGCATCTCCGCAACCAAGCGTAGATGAAATTGAAGAAGCCGAACCGCTTTGGGTTTCGACTGTCGAAGCAGAAGCCACGCAGAAAGCCGCAGACAAAGCCTCTGCTAACGCAAAACTAAAAGGGTTAGGGCTTACTGACGCAGAGATAGAGGCGATAACATGAGCAGTCTACTTAAAACAAATTCGATCTCAGCCGCGACTGGCTCCACGGTTTCGATTCCATCCGGCACGACACTGGACATTGCATCAGGCGCGACGATAGCGAATTCAGGAACTGCGACTGGTTTTGCTAGCGACAACACTCCAAGTTTTTGCGGAAAATTATCAAGCGATACATCTATTACATCAGCAACGTGGACGAAACTTGCTTTTAACGCAGAAGATTGGGACTCGAATGGAGCGTTTGATACCACTACAAATTACGGCAGATTTACCGTTCCATCAGGAGAGGGCGGGAATTATGTGTTTCATGGTGGCGCGGGTGGATTTACAGGCGGCTCGGGCTATGAACTTATGTATTTGGCAATCTATAAAAATGGTTCTGTGCAAACTAATAATGGTCGTGGACATCAATGGATGGTAGTGCCATCAGGAGGAACAGGTTGGGATGTTTATTCACAACTGACCGCCGCCATGCCATTAGTGGCGGGTGATTACGTCGAATTGTATGTCTACCAAAACTTGTCAACGTCAAACACTGTTGCCGGTTTGACTTATTTTTCTGGCTTCAAACTGGCAGGGGTCTAACATGATTACAGCGGAAGGTTTACAGCAACTCGGCTTTACGCCGGAAGTTGATTTTTCACTACAGAATGATGGTGATGGCACATACATACGCGAATGGTTTATCGCGTCTCCGCAACCAAGTGTCGATGACATTGAAGCGGCACACGTTGAGTGGCAAGCAGACCACGACTCCAAAGCCTACGCCAGAGCAAGATCAGATGCCTACGCCTCTATCGGTGACCAGATGGATATGCAGTATCACGATTCGGTGAACGGTAGCAGAACGTGGCTAGACCACATTGAAGCAGTTAAGGAGGCTCACCCTAAACCATGAGCGAAGTAAAAACAGACAAACTCTCCCCCCGCACAGCATCGGGAACCGTAACGCTAGGAACGAGCGGAGATACTTTCTCGATCCCAAATGGGGTTACCCTGACGAACAGTGGATCAGCGACAGGATTCGGCGGTGATAACACTCCAAGTTTCAGTGCGTATGCAAGCGTTAACCAATCTGTTAGCGGGGGGACATGGACGAAACTTGTTTTCGGAGCCGAAGATTATGACACTGATTCCGCTTTCGACCACTCCACAAATTATCGTTTTACAGTGCCGTCTAGTGAAGCGGGAAAATATTTAATGATTGCGAGTGCCGCGTTTGCCGCTCCGTCGGACACGGCTCGATATGCCGAGATACGCTTCTACAAAAACGGTAGTGCGTTCGGCGCGAGAAGCGTGACAACGCCTAACGACGATCCCGGTGCAATGTGTATCACACAAATCATGGACTTATCGGTTTCTGATTACATTGAAGTTTGGTGTTACACCGAACTCAATAGTCCCGGTGCTTCAACTGTGCAAGCAAACGATACCCGATTCTCAAGCATGAAATTGATAGGGGTCTAGCCGTGAAACGCCTCGCGCTGATTCTTGCGATGATGGTGTCGCCACTGATGGCGCAATCGCCCCCACCGGGAATCACACCGAAAACGGTTCCCTTCCAGATTTTCTGTGCTGACTCGTTTGAATTTTTGATGAACGTGCTTGCAGTAGATTTTGGCGAGATACCTGTTGCGATGGGCTACCTCCGTGAGGGGCCGGAGCCAACTACTATGGTCTGGTTTTCCAACGCCGCAAATACTCAATCGACCATCGTCGTGACGAAGAAATCCAAACAGGAGGAATCAGCCTGTATCGTCTGGTCGGGTCGATCAAGCGGCCATGCGTTTAGCGTTAATCCTAATCCTGACTTCCCACCCGAACCAATTAAAAAAGAAGGGGTCGAGATTTGATGGAGTCTACTGCGATGATCGACATCATGCTCGGCGTACTGATGTTGGTTTTCGGATTCATTTTGAAACGCATCTTCCAACTGTTCGACAAACTTGCGGAAGAGGACAAGTTACTCCACTCAAGAATTACAGACCTCTCCACTGAATCAGTCTCACGCCAAGAATTGCAGGGCGCGATAGACAGGGTGCTAACACGCATCGACAAGATGGAAGAACGGTTGATGAGTAAATGAATGGACTTAATTTCGTTGAAATAATTGGAACTCTCTGGCCGATATTCATTGGCCTAGTCACCCTTATTTTTGTGCTGTCTCGTTTGTGGACAGATGTGGAATCCCTCAAAGAAAAAGTGCGCGACCTTTTTAGGTTGCACAACGATAGGAAAAATTGATGCAAGTGTTCGACCCTACCCATGCAAAAGGTGAATATCTTTCCCATGCCCTACACGCGGGAACACTGTGCTTCCTGTTTATAGCAACAGGTTTAGTGGGCTTGTCCCATGCAATCTGTCCATGGTTTCTCCCCGAATTCATGTCTCGCATGAACGCAAGGATCAGCATGAAACTCAACTTAAAACTCTGTGAGTGTCCAGAGTAAATCGGAGGAAATATGAGGGAGAAATGGAGGTCACTAGATTATGGTTCAAAGGTTTGGGTATGCGTCGGATTAGCCGCGCTAGTCTTCTGCTCTATTGTTTGGGGCTAGTCGGTTGCGGGACAATAAAGAAGGCGGGGATAGTAGCGACAGCGGCGGGAACGGGTGCAGTTGCGGGGACTGTATTCAGTGGGGGTGTGATTGCGCCGATAGCGGGAGCCATGACAACTGCATTTGTGGCAGATGTGGTGACGGAAGTGACGGAAACATCCCACACTTCTACGGGAGTTGAGATGACCTGCGCTCCAACAAACCTGTTTGACATCATTGAGGCGCTTCTGACTACTGCGGGGTGGGGCATCATTATTGTGCTTATTGCTCCAATGTTATTGGGTTGGATTCTTCCCGGCCCGCTTGAGCGTAAGAAGAAGTGAGAACGTTTCTCCTTTCCTTAATCCTTTCTTTCTCAATCTCTACCGCATTTGCCGATCTACTCGGAAGCAGGGCTTCTTTCCTGATCCCACAGGGAATGTCGTTGTCCTACTTGTCAACTAACGTTGACGATCAGTGGCGACTGAGCATGGAGAACTCGCTTCTTAATAACGGCGATACACATATATATGTATATAGCCAGAATGAAGCGGACGATGTGGGTGACGTATCACCACAGCCTGATTGGGAAGGGCGTTTAAACCATCTTAATAATAGAGGGCTAAAGCCTGTCTTCTGGTTGATGGCTGATGACTCCCCATCACTTGCCGCCAAACCACTGTCCTACCACAAAGCGCACAACGCTGAGATCGTTAGACGCTTTGACGATAAGGTGGATCACTACGTTGTCTGCCTTGAGTGTGATGAATACTGGTCAGCCGCTCAAGTGCAAGCGATGGTTGCAGACCTAAAGACTAGGACTGATAAACCTGTAGCCGTACACCTTACCCCCGGTGTGAAGCCAGAATATTTCAAGAACGCGGACGTTGTGTATCTGCAAACAGGGTTCAACCTAAACGAAGCGCAGTTCAGATCAAGGGTACAAGAGGCTTTGGCATTAGGCAAACCCGTCGTGGTTTCAGAATACTCTATGGATTCCCTGTCGGCCCTTGCCAAACACTATGGCGATATTGCTTGCGCGATGGGAGCCGTTGGCACAGGTAACGGACGCAACGTACATGCTTGCGGTCAAGCCCCGCCAAAGAAAGAGAAATGGTACGACAAGTATCAGGACGAGATGGTGGTCGCGGGTGTTGCCATGGCTACCCTGTACGCTGTTACTAGGTTTGACGTACCCCTTCAGTTGCAAGCAACAGAGGACTCATATTCAGTAGGGTTTAAACGCTCTTATGAAGATCACGAACTTGGCGTTAGTTACAGGGATGACGGTTCTGTGATGGCTACATACTCACTACGGTTTTAGTTTATGAACCCGATTCTGATAAAATGGCTCGACACTGTTGACTCATCCGATTGGAGTGAAGCCGACGATGTGGACGTAAAGGTCATTGAACAAGTCGGGTGGGTAGTCTACCAAGATAAGGCTCAGATAAAGATAGCAGATACCAGAGCCGATGACTCATACTACGGCATCACAGCCATACCGCGTGGGTGTGTTATAGAACTGAGTGGAGAATACATTTTAGAATCAACTGATTAGCATCCTGAGTGCTGACTCTTAATCAGCGGGTCGCAGGTTCGATCCCTGCACGGCCCACCAAATCAAGGACTTACGAGAGTGAGTCTTTTTTTTTGTCTATAATTCTTGCCAAATTATAGAAGATGTAGAACAATATCTGCATGGCTCGACCACGCAAAAACGATCTCCCTGTCAGGATGCAAGAGAAGGCGGGGACGTACTACTACACCCCAAAGGTGGACGGCAAAACCAAGTGGGTGAGTCTTGGTAAAGACCGCAAGATTGCGATGCAGAAGTGGGCGCGGCATGAGGGCGGAGGACGCACAGTCACAGAGGCTTTGGCTGAATACACGAAAAGCAAGGACTTCCGCAGACTTGCGATCTCTACTCAGATTGACTACGAGCGGCACATAGAGATGTGGGTTGAGAAGTATGGGTGGTATGCCATGGATGATGTGACCACGGCCATGCTCTGTGAGCATGTATGGGAGCGCGGCTATCAGGCGAACAGGGAACTAGCCCCCCTATCAGGAGCGTACAGGGTGGGGCTGATTAAGCGGTGGTGCGCCTCAAATCCCTGTAAAGGCGTTATCCGCGCAGAAGAACCCAAGAGGGTTATGGCTGTGCTAGTGGACGATGTGAGGGCAATGAGGGCCGCTTCACCGCAATGGATGAAGGTGGCTATTGATGTGGCTGTGACCACCGCACTGCGTCAGGGTGACATCATTTCTCTTGATGAATCCTGTGTTAAGGATCAGGGATTGCTCGTTGATGTAAGCAAGACAGGCAGACCCATCCTGTTCAAGTGGACACCCTTCCTCAAGTCTCTGACCTACCCATTGACCAACTCAAGAGGGGGGCGTTTAAACGAGTACGCTATCAGGTCTGCTTGGCGGCGGGCAAAAGTAAAGGCGAACATCCAAGACCTTCAGTTCAAAGACCTCAGACGATTCGCCTTGCAGTGTCGCAGACAGAGCCACGACATCCATGCGGCTATGGAGTTAGCAGATCATTCGGATGTGAACACCACTCGTATTTATCTGGCAGGTACAGCCGCTAATGTGGAGCCGTTATCGGTTCCATATCAGCAAGTTTAAACACAGCAAGCGGCTCAATGTCAGCGGGGTCACCGCGACTGCTTCCGCCCCATTCGTAGGTGAACTCAGTGGTGGCGGGGCGTACTCTGAATATCTCTCCCGTGTCCTCAAAGCGTACCAGAAAGAACGCGGCTAACCCCACCCCCTCATAGTTCATACCGACCATCACCTTTGACAGTGAGACAAACCAAGTGGGGTACTTCTTCTTGCGTGACTTCACTTCGTACACGCACGGCGGCTCATCTATGAAGTAATCGAATCGGTAGAAGTTCGATAACTTCTGAGCATGGGGATAGATCATGGACATGATGGCTTGCTCGTTATCCCTATCCTTCTGCGTTTCATGCGTCGGCACGTAGCAACCTCCTTTGCGTGATGGATTGGATTTCGTCGTAGTACCCTTCACCGTCCAGACCTTTGAGCATCACCACACCACGCCACCACGTATGCTCAGTGTCCTTGCACCATCCCTCCGTGTATCTCTGGTGGGAGTAACAGCCCGCGCTTAATCCAAATATCTTTTGTCCATCAGGGCGGGTCTGTTCTGCGTGGTTGTACAGGTGCGAGTGACCCTGTACGGCAGAGCAATGGAGTTTGGAGATGAGCGCATAGCCAACGTGCGTATTGGAGATGGGTCTGCCTGATACACCAGATGAGAAGTAGTGCGAGAAGGAGATATTGTGCAGGGTAAGCGACCGTTTAAACGGTGTGCATTTCCACCCGTACTTCTCGTATTGCAGATCGGACATTCCAATCGTGCCGTGCAGTTCTGCTTGAGCGTTGACGGCGCGGTCAATCCTGTCCTCATGGTTACCCAACGTCATGTACAACTTGGGCTTGTACTGCTTCTCCTTGTTCTTGCGTTTCTGTTTATTGTGAGCGCGGATCGCAGAGAAGAATTGATCCTGTGCATCTATGACAGACTGAATGTCCTTACGGTAGCGGCGACCTTCAAAGCCCTTAGTGCCTCTGTCGTAGTGCGAGAGGCTAGGCATGTCCGCCCAATCACCCAAGCACACAATGGTGTCGGGCCTGTGCTTGACCACGAACTCACCCAACGCATTGAACCTCTCGTTGTCGTAGTCCGCTGAAGCATGAGCGTCAGGAATTATTAGCAAGTTCACGATTGCGTACCTCTCTATGGATGGCTGTGTCACGTTCTTCGGATGTGCTGTAGATACAGCCGCTTACATACAGGTAGGTTTTCTTGGAGTCAGATAGTAGAAAGCCATGCTTATTGTCCATGCCCTTCATCCTCTCCACCCTGTAGTCCGTACCCTCAACCCTTCCCAAGTTGAAGCCTGATCCCTTGCCCCATTCAATCTTCATGGCCCCACTCCGAAAGAAGCAGGTTGATGTAGTCGCGGGCTTTGAGTAAATCTTCCCGCGCTGTTCCCTTGCTCTTGTATCTCACCATGTACTTGATGACGTTGCCTTCAGCAAAGTTAAGCCCATGCGACTGAATGAACTTGATCGGCTCAATGCCGTTGTCGTAGTGAAATGGTGTCTCTCTCATATCTCGCAAGCCCCTCCGGTACAGGCTAGTTCTTGTGACGCAATCGTCGTATCGTCTGCTTCGATCACCTTGTTCCAGTCAACTGTAGTTGACAGTGGCTTGAAATTTTTACGAGAGATGTCCTCATAAGGAGCCGCTTCGTAGGTGTGTGCATCATCCGCCGATGGAAGGAAGGACACGCCAGACAGGATGTCAAAGTTGTTGTACACCCACGCTCCTACATCCATCCACTCATCCTCTTTCACGTAGACCGTGACGCTTGGCTTATGTTCACACCAGTGAAGCGCAAAGCGTTTCCATATTTCCAAATGTTCAATGGCGTTTAAACGGTGTCGGGTTAGTGATCCTGATGCTGACTTATGGTGGAACTCAAACGCCCACGCACTATCGTTGTACGGATCGGTTTGATAAGGGATGCCCGCGTCAATCAGCGCTTGGCTGATCGGGTCTTTCTTGTCATTGCGAACACGGCGGATATAGTAATCACCATAAGCAGGGTGGATGCCACTGCTACAGCCAACCAACTGAGAAACAGTGCCAGAAGGCTTAACGCAAGTAACAGCGCAAGAGTGATTGATATCCAATTTACCTGCCCACTCCTTGTTCGTTTGGACGGCTGTATCACGTAGCGACCTCAACTGTTTTTCTGATGCGTTCATTAGGGCGGGGCAATCCATGATGCCCGTCAGTGATACACCTAGCAGGGCTTCCTCTTCTGTGTTCCGCTTCCATGAAGGGGAGAGATATCTGAAGTCAGTCAGTGTGGCTTGCAATGTTCCGGCTATGGCGGCGAGTCTCACCTTGCGAGTGATGTCCGCAATACTGTCACCATCACGGCACACGACCTCACTGAGATTGCAGAACTGTCCGCCTGATCCAACTATCGGTTGACCACTGGCGTTTAAACGTGGCCCTCTCAATACTATTTCCGAACACGGATTTGTGCCGAAGTCGTAGCCATCATCGCGCCGCTCTGGAAGCAGACGCTTGGTGGCATTGCGATTGAAGATGCCACGCTCACCACTGCGAGATTCGTACAGGGCAGTCCACTCCCGCATGAAGATGCCCATGTCTGGCTTCTCGGTATAGCACACGCTGTTGTTAGCCAACGCACGTTGCGGATTCTCTGTCCACCACTGCCCGCTCTTGGCGTGACGCATCCGCTCATCAGTCAGGTTGGACAGGGATAGGGTGGCGCTCCTACGCACGCCGCCCACGACTACCGCTTCTCCAATGAAGCAGACTAGATCGTGACATTCGATACTGTTTAAACGGCGACCCGCCGCCGCTTTGAATACGCCGACGAAATGTTTAAACAGATTGTTAAGTGGCTCTGGCCCTGACGCTCTGCCTCCGAATGTCTTGAGTCGTGCGCCCGCAGGTCTGATCTTGGATAAGTCCCAAGTCGGAACCTGCCCCGCATACAGCAGGGAGATAAGTTCCTTTAGTGCTTTGGCCCACCCAATCTTTGAGTCACGGACATGGATCACTGTCTCCGTATCGTGGAAGGTGGGCGCGACTTCGGGTAACTGGTTGATGTACTGACGCTCAACGCTGAAGCCCACGCCTGTCCCACACATGAGGATGTACATGATCTCATCCCAAGCACGGGGCGAATCAATGGCAGTGTACGCGCAGTTAAATCCCGCCACGTTGTCACGGTCAAGCGCATCGCCCGCTGTCATCATGCACCTCATACTTGGCATGACTTCCATGTCAATGATGGCTTTGCGTAACTGATCCAACTTTAGTTTGGTGCGCCTCTCAAAGAATGAGATGTATCTGTCCACAGTCTCGTCCCAATTCTCACGCCGCTGATGCTCGTCCAAGTAACGAGCGTACCGACTCTTATGAATAAACTCCTGATATGTGTTCATGCTTCTCCTTGAAAAATGCGGCGGATGGATTGATCGGGTAAATGCGAGATCAGGTGACAGGCCCAATCAATCCTCCGATGCCGCCGCTCACCGTGGAGACTCCCCGTCACCCCACAGTTTTTCCATAATGTTTAAACGATCATCAGTCTCGATGACCGTGCCATCCCAAAGCGTTACCTCTGTGTGATCCGTCCCGTTGGACACACGATGTACGCTACGTCTTGGGACTTGAACTTTGCAGTTCTGTAGTTCGATGACCTCAAAAGGGGAAGTCATCTGATGCGCCACGGAACTGTTCAGGTACTTCGCTGAACTCATCCTTGTTGCCACGCTTCTGCAATAACTGAACGGCACTGAACACAACCGTCACCCCTTTGTTCGGCCCTTTTTCATAGGGAAGGAAGCCAATCTTCAAGCGACAGGTATCACCTGTCTCGATTCGTGATGGATCAATGTCGTTCCCATCCTGATCCACTACGGTAGGCGGACGCTTGGTCTTAGCCTTGACCACGATCTGTCCTTCGGTGTACTCGTTGTTCCCTTCCTTGATTGGGTTGTGACCCGCGCCGTCTGTCTGGTCTGCTTGTTTAAACGCCTTCTCAATGGCGGCGGCATCATCAGATTCTTTGGGCCACCTCATCGTCACCGTGTAGCGATGCGTGTCTTCGCCCTCAAACTTCTCTGTCTCAGAGAGGTTCGGGAACATCACCCGAGTCGGGCCAGTTTCAACTTTCACAATATCCATGCTTACTCCTAAAAAGGTTTGGGGTTGAGTGGACAAAAATCAGACACCGTGCAGTAATCGCCGCATCTGGTATACCCACCTACTCGATGGGTGATGTGATGGGCATCGTTGTTTAAACCGTTCTCTTCCATGTACTGTTCTGCTTCTTCCTTTGAATTAAGTACACGGACAGCAGACTTCCTACCGTCCTTGTTGACTGCCCACTTGTCTGGCTTCTTCCATCTCTCTTCGTCAGTACAGGTAGGCTCATCGTCAAAGTGAACACGCAACCTGTCGCCTATGTAGTCGAGCGTCTGTGCTTCTGACCACAGTGCAATCGGAACCATGACGACGGGGTTGCGGGGGTAGCCGTCATCCCATTGCTTCGATCTCTGCCAGTCTTTCAAGATGGCGCACACCTCAAGCGACTCCACTTCCATCCCGTTTTGCTTGGCGGCATAGGCTTGGATGTTCAGTTGCGCTTCCCATTGACTACCTTTGTCAAATATAATTGACCATACGGACGTAGTTTTAATGTCGGTGATTTTCGCAAGCCGCCCCTCATAGACATCGTACTGTGCCGAGATGGTGTAGCCATCCACCTCAAAGTACAGGCGTTTCTCGCACACGACATCAGCGTTGTTGACGTTAGCCTCTTCAAAGATGGAGTGAATAGCCGTACCCATCGCAGAAGGGAGCATGTCTAATGCCTCCTTCTCTATCTCACCCTTGTGCTTCTTCATCAGGGTGCGGATCATGGACGAGTCGTTTAAACCTGTCGCGCTGATGTCGAAAGGGGGTGCGCCTCTGGCGTAGTTGTCCATCGTCAGACCACGCACCACCCATTCGGGAAGGTTTGCCTTGTTCTTAAACTTCATCTTTGATCCCCAAGATGTTCAAGATGTCGGCGGGGTCAATCTTGTTCTTGAATCCCCAAACTCTTGCGGCATCCCGCACATGCTCTGCATATATCTTTTGCAGATCACCGTCCCTTCCTCTGAACGCATCGGTCGCTAACTTCTCAGCCGCATCACGCTCGACAAAGAAGAGGGTGTTGTCCATGACGTTGTTATCTTTAAGTGCTTGCATTTTCAATTCCTAGTTCGCTTGCGAGAGCCTCAGTTCTCGCAATTAGTTCAGACATCTCGTCGGTGGTCAGTTCATTGGTTGACCGCAGACGTTGTTTTACCTCACCCTTAAACTCGTAGGATGAGACACCTAGAAAGTTTTCCTTACAGTAATCCTTGATCTCGGCAACGCTGTTGCCTGTCTCCTTTGCAATGTCTCGGCAAAGCCCGTGAAACATATTGTTCTGCTCAAGTGAGCGGCTGTACTTGTATGGCCTGACGATAACCTCATGCACCTGTGCTGTATCCCACGCTTGTCGAATAGAATTGACAGTGGACTCAAACGAAAACCTGCTGTCAGTCAGCGCCCGAAACTTCATAGCAACCCGTCCAGATGGAGGAGGTTCTGAGTTCTGAACACCCCTTCTGCGTGATACAGCCTCAACGTTTCTTTGTCGTATGGGGCTTTCATCCGCCCATCTACTGCATCGTGGCAACCATGACAGGCTATCGCCACCATAAAATCGGGCGGCTTCTGACCCACCCCGTTTAAACCTGCCAAACGGTAGTGGGCCATGACCGATTGCGTTGGATCGCCTGTGCAGATCATGGGTATCCTGACCTGACACTGCATCCCTCTGGCATACGCTCTGATCTTTGACATGGGGAAGCATTGTACAGATACCCGATCTCATTGTCAACCCCTAGTTTCCTTAGTCCGTCAAACCAGTAGCGCGGGATTGGATGACATCATCAGTAATGAAGTCAGCATCAACCTCATGCCCTCTCACTAGCATACCGTAGGCTTTGGCAACAGCCTTCGCCCTTTCGTCCACGCCTAATTGTTTAAACGCTTCGTCTACTACAGCCATTGCTTTCATTAATAAATCCACACGCAATGCACCGGATGTTTTCTTGCCTAAGATGAGTTCGTCCGTTGAGCAACCCAAGAGCATAGCGGCTTTGGCAATGTTCACCGCAGAAATATCCGCCGTGTCTGCCTTCTCCCACTTACTTACTGCCGCTCTTGTCACTCCCAAACTCCTTGCCATCTCACTCATGTTTAAACCAGTGCGCTGTCGCGCCTCTTTTAACCTCTTTGGAAAATCGTTAATTGCCACTGTTTATCTCCGCAGTATTTGTTAAGGCAGGGGGTCTGCAACTGCCGTTTAATTAAGGCTGATGCTCGCAATACCAACAAGGGCATCCACAACTCCACCCGCGAATGTCTTTACGATCTGCTCCACTCGTTTCGTGGTTGTCCATATGGTTTGACTGGATCGCGCACTCGCCAAATCTTGACCAAAGATTTTTTGCTTGGTCGGTGGTCATGTGGCCGTCAATGCCGGAGTCTTTCCCCCACCCCGTTCGGCCACCCCATGCCGCGAGAAGGTTCCAACTTTCGATGAAATTTCTCGAACCTTCGTAGAAAAAGTTTCCGCTCAGAAAATTTCTCTCCCCGAATGCGGAACGATATTCGCCGGGAAGAAATTCCTGCAGGCCATTCGTTTGGTCGTCTGTTTTCGCACGTTTTTTCACGTTGTTCAACGCCCAGAGTTGTTCAGCACATATTTTCATTTCGATCCTTGTATTAAGGGTAGTGAGAATACATTAACCAAAGACGCGGTGAATGTCAAGCATAGATTACATTTGTTTTTCATGGTTGACATTGATTGAATTCTTAACGTGGTTTAGGTATAATGTCGGCACGGATAACTGCGTCTGCAATGTAAACTGTTGATATACAAACTAATTAAACCAGACCTACCATACACCATCCTGTCTAACAGGGTGCTTCAGCGTTTAAACAACCCTGATTCACTGGCAATATGGGCGTACCTTCAGTCAATGCCGCCATCATGGATGGTCAGACGGGAACAGATTATGGGTCAGTTTAATTTGGGACGGCAACGATTCGATAAGGCCCGCCGTCAACTGGAAGAGGCAGGGCTATGGGTGGTGGAGATAGAACGTGATAAGGGTGGGTGTATAAGTAATCGCTTAATTACCATCATGCCGGAAACACGACAAGATGGATTACTCCACAATGAGGATAAGTCCACACTGAAGGAAACCAGACCACATACAAAAGAAACATTAAGAACAAAAGAAACAAACAACAAAAAAGAAACAGAGTTCAACCTGTTCTGGTCTGCCTATCCACGTAAGGCGGGTAAGCCCGCCGCATTAAGAGCCTTCCGTCCTGTGTCCACTCACCTTGATGACATCCTCAAGGATTTAAAGGTGCGGTTTAAACACACCGATAAACAATTCATCCCATACCCCGCCACCTATTTGAATCAGCGGCGATGGGAAGACCCATTGGAAACTACATCAACCGTCGATGACGACATGGTGGGCGTGATATGAATGAAGAGGATATTTTTCTGGACTTCGATGACATCGAGAACTTCGACAAGTACATCGTACCAGAGGCGGAGCGGGGCAAGGTGGTCAGCCCCTTACATTTCCATGAGGACACGGTGCAACAGTTCTTTGGTGACTCCAAGAAAGGCGGGGTCATGCCGTGGTCAAAGACCCACGACCACATCAAGTTCCGTGATGAAGAGGTGACGTTGGTTGCGGGCCAGAACGGATCAGGTAAATCAGCCTTGCTCACGGATATGGCGATCCATCTCTTGAGAAAAGACAAACAGTTTAAACAGGAGAGGGTGCTGATCATTTCACCTGAGATGAGTCCGGCGCAGAATCTTGGCCGGATCGTGAGACAAGCGACAGCAAAGCGGATGGAAAAGGTCACCGATCAAGACATTGCCTCGACCCTGATCTGGCTATCGAAAGGGATGCTGATCTACAACCACATGGGGAGCATCGACCAACGCACACTGGTAGGTGTCATGCGGTATGCCGCGCTTGAGTTGGGTATCACCAAGATCATCATGGATAACATGAGTGTGCTGAAGATCAAAGGAGATGATTTAAACAGGGCGCAACAGGAATTCATCAGCGATATGGTGGCTGTGTCACGGGATACAGGAGTGCATGTATTCGTGGTGGCCCATGTTCGCAAGCCCGAAAACAAATACGCACGGGATGACAAGTGGAGTATCAAAGGCAGTGGGTCACTGTCCGATCTTGTGGATAACGTGCTTCTAGTCCGCCGCAACTACAAGCGGGAAGATTATCTGATCCATCCTGATAACGATCCGTTGTCAGAGGACTACATCAAGATGAAGCAGATGCCAACCACCTTCCTTGAGGTGGCAAAGCAACGCCACGATGAGGGTTGGACCGGACAATTCAGCCTTTGGTTTGACCCCCCAACAATGAGGTTTAGTAGTGAGTATAGATATATCCTCAGAGGAGTACCGGAAGTCACCGGCTTTTTTGAAGAGGTGCTTCGCCCGCCACTGCGCCACGCATCGTAACGAAACCGCGCCGAGTGGTATCACTTGGGCCGAAGTGTTTAAACGCAAGTACAACCAGACCCTATGGGAATACAAAGATGAGTTCTTGGAAACATGCCGAGAGGATGGTGGCGAAACTGTTGGGCGGGACACGGACGGGGTGCAACGGTGAGTCACGTATAGACGTTGAGCATAATCACCTGGCAATTGAGGTCAAGCAACGCAAAGCCTTGCCGACCTACCTAAGAGATGGCATGGATCAAGCGGTGCGTGAGGCGGGCGACAGGTTGCCCGTTGTTGTGCTTCACCAGAAGGGTACTGAATATCAGGAGTGCTACGTCTGCATACGCATGAGGGATTTTCGTGACTGGTATGTCAACTAAAATTTGCACTTGCCGTTTACCTGTAGTATAATGTAGTTGTGGGGATATGAAAAAAAAGCATAAGCATCCCGATAAATATTTCGACCAGTTCGACGGGCAAGAAAACGCAGAGTGGTTCGCGGTTCAGGATGTAACTTGGCTTGAGCGTGAGCGACTTGGCATGATCCCCGATCCCACCCCTAACAAAAGAGATACCGACGCTTGGCGAGAGGACATGCAACGCCAGAAGGCGGAGTTGCTTGGAAAGAAATAAGCGCCGCCGACATGTGCGCTACTGTCGGAAGGGGTCTAGTCCCCGCTGTCTGGTATAGGGGGCGGATGCTTGGCGTGATAGGGGGAGAGTTTGACCCTGACCATAGAGCGCAACAGATCAGGAGTCTAGGTGATAGGGTGTTGGTCCACAGTGACGGCGATAACGGAGCGACTAAGCACTACGATTTGGAGTCCTTCCAAGAATCCCCGCCCCGCCACTTGAGATAAAAAGAAAGCCCCCTAATGCGGGGGCTAAGTTGAACCCAAGATAGGTGTCTATCTTGCCGTGTGTTTAAACGTATACGATGTGCGGGTGTCCTTCTTCGAATGCCTCTAGTGCTAAGTCCCTGCTTAAAGGGAGATAGTTCTGCAAATCCCAATCAGATTTGCTCACCTCGTACGAATAGAATGGGCCTTCTGCTTCTAGCCGTTCAATTTCATCCCATGCTAGGTATTCAGAGACACTTTCAAAGGTGGTGCGGTTAGCGTAATGCACACAATCGCAGTCCATACCACCGTAGATCACATAGATTGTCATTCTGATCTCCCCCCGTCATGCTCCATCAGCGCATCTTGAGCGGAGTACCAGTCATTATCTTGGTCTGCATTGCTGACCAAAGTGTTAAACGAAAAATCTAAAATCCCATCCTCTTCGCTTTCGCGCAGAAGTTCAAGGATTTCATTTTTCTGTTGTTCAGTTTCAACGGTTAGTTCTATTTTGTACATGTTTAAACGTCCTCCTTTGATAAGAACTTATAAACGATATCGTTTACGGCTTCTTCAGCCCGCTCAATTCTATCTTTTACTTGAGCCTTACCCCTAAATGATTCCTTGCTGATGTTATCTACATTGATTATGTCTGTGCCAAGTTCGCCAAAATCCCAATAATTTACGCGCTCATTTTCAAGATTAATCTGCCATAGATTCTCATCTTTAAGTTCACGATTGATTATTTTCATGGCTTCTCTTTTTGTTGGAACGTAGTCAACATCAACAGTCTCATCATTAGCGTCGAGAATTTCTATACGCCAATGCTTATAGTGCTTTTTCTTTTGCATGTTTAAACGTCCTCCGATTGTAGGTATTCAATCGCTTCAGCAATCGCCGACATGATAGCAACCACTGAGGCAATAGGAAGGAACAGTATTAAGAGTATAAAGATTGCGTCCATGTTTAAGCGCCCTCCTGATATGCGGGGTTAGGCTCCCGCCGTTTGATTAATCTGTGCGGGTATGGTTCGTTGTCTCGGTAGTCTCTGAGGTCATCTCGCGCCTCTCTGTAATTGGTTGAGGCGGTCAAATCCTCCCAACCATAAGAGCCGTAATGACCCTGAACTATCCACAGATATTGATACTTGTTTACAGTTGGTGTCGATTTCATTTGACAAACTCCTGTTTGTTAAGCCATTCGTAATAGATGAATCGCCCCTGTTGTTCTGCTTCTTCGGCGCTGTATACGCCTCCGTTCCAGTCCCAAAGATGGCAGGAATAATCACGGTCAAAAGGTCTGTTGATGTTTACCTCTTTACCGTGGGCGCACTTGTCGTCAGTCCTTGCCAAACAGAACCGGCATTTCCTGACTGAAGTGATGGGGTGTGGCGGTGTGTCTCGCCATGTTTCAAAGAGGCGCATGTTTAAACGTCCTCATAATCAGCGTAAGCGGTGAAGATATACTCGTGCCGGTGATCTTCTCCCACTTGCTCAATTTTCCAACCGTACTTACCACCAATACTCATTAAATGTTTGGCGTCCCACTTGGCGATCAGACGTTGACACGCCTCTAAGCGTCCGTCGTGTTTGTCCTTGTCACCGTGGTCATAGCCAACGGTTGCACGCAGTTTGGTTGTGATGCCGTCAATAACATCGTCTTGCATGGTTGCCGTCCATCGTGAGCCTTTGCGATTGGTTGCACTGTGATACTTAACGTTAATAAGAATCATTGTTTAAACACTCCTTAAATGTGTAGGTTGTTTCGGAAGTAAGCCTCAGACGCATTAAGAATCCTGACCAATGCGTTGTACTTGTCTGGATCAGAGAATTCTTCCCCCGTGTCTTCCATGTAAGACGCTTCACGAATTATTAATTTCATGGCGTTCTTGATTCCTTCTGCGACTGGTGAATGAATCGTGTTTGGGTTGTCTTTCAAAACGTTTGAGATATCCATCGTTTAAACGTCCTTGCCCCCTTGCGGGGGCGGTTGTGGTTAATTAAGTCTGTCAAAAGTAGTTGACACTCTACCCGTTATAAAACATTCGGACATCGCAAGCCTGACACCTCAAGCCGAATTGCTCATAGGCTTTTGCTGATTGTCTCGCTATGTTGTCGCACTCTGGACACTCTATCTTTAGCATCCGCGTGGTTTGCTTTGGGGCGCTATTCTTGCCCTTTGGGTCTAGTGCGGAGTGTGGATAGTCGCCTATCTTGTCCGCTATCGCTTGGAGTTTGACCTTTAGATCATCGCCTGCTTTCGTGGCTGTCATTTTGCCAACCAATCCAATCTCATTAGCCAATCGTTTAAACGGGCCTTTGTGTCCACATTCAAGACCAACGATTGCGTGAATCATCTCATGCGCGAGAATATCCAGAACGCGGACCGGATCATCTATTGAAGGCGAGATAAACATCTCAATCGTTTGATCTGCGGATACAGACGGCGACCAACATTGACCGATTGCATTATTCCGCCCGCCTCGACCACTAGGAAAGCCCACAGAAACGCGGACATTCTCAGCAATGCCCATATCAGCGGGGGTGAATACCTCAGCGTTCAATACCTCAACCCCACGGGTTAGCCATTGTTCGCGGGTTCTCATGTCTCTGATTCGTGTCATGTTTAAACCTCATAAGTCTCATTGAAAGAGCCTCTAGTATTGCATATCCGTCAACGGAAGCCAACTCCCAAAAGTCAACCACAAGTATCCATACGCGACAAAGAGCATCCCAAAAGCGACACGCTCAAACAAGCGAGAGCGCAAGCAATAACCCCTAGAATCCTAGCGTTTAAACGGTTGCGTGATAGTAGGATGTTTAAACACTCGCGCATCACAGAATCAAAAGCCGCACACTCGATCCCCTCTGATTACCACAAGTGCGCTGTGGTTCGCGTAAGTAGTGTTATGTAAAGCGCTGAAAGGGCGGAGTTTTCCCCCTGATCGCGGGCGGGAGCGACCCCCCACCCCCGACTTCGCGGGGGGTACGTCCATGCGCTGTAGGTACGTAGTCACACACTAGAGCAAATCTCAACCAGTTACCCGATATGACACATGATACCAAGCCAGCACCCCGCGTGCAAAAGGCTATGACCCACATGATGGAGATTTTATCGGATGGTGAAGAGCATCTTTCAGTTGACATCCAGAAGAGGTTAAACGAGTACGGGTTCCGTCATAGCGCGATCTATGAAGCCGCCAAAAGGCTCAATGTCATCAAGACAGGTGGTGGGAAAGCAGGGAAGGCACTGTGGAGACTCCCCGCAAAGGACTTATTCCTAAAGCCACAGGCACAGGTGTCAACCTCAGTCACCAAAGGCAAGAACCGTGCCGCCATATTGGAAAAAATAAACGAGTTATTCCCGAACTATGACCCGATTGTGGCTATAGCGGGGGTGGCTCAAGACCCCTCTGTACCGCTCTCTGTGAGGCTTGAGTGCCACAAGGATGTTGCCAAGTACCTCATCCCACAGGTGAAGGCAGTGGAGGTTACAGCGGAAGACGCGCCGCTCAAAATGGAATTCAAATGGGATGAATAAAGTCATTCGGATTCCCTATAAGCCTTATGACCATCAGAAGTGGATACATGAGGCGTTGAAGAACAAGCGGTTCGTGGTAGTGACCGCCGCCCGTAGGTCGGGCAAGACAACCGCCGCAGTCAATCACTTAATTGTAGGGGCATTGTCCGCGTCAGATGGACGATCACGTTTCGGTTACGTGGCTCCGACATACCGGCAAGCAAAACGGATCGCTTGGGATAACGTCAAACAGTTCACTAAAGACATCCCCATGATGCGGTACATGGAAAACGAACTGAGAGCCGACTTCCCGAATGGATCACGTATTCAGTTATTTGGTATTGACAATCCTGACTCTCTGCGAGGTTTGTACTTTGATGGGATTGTGTTGGATGAGTACGGAATGTTCCCGTCTGATGCCTTCAACAAGGTGGTCAGACCCACTCTCGCGGACAGATTGGGATGGTGCATGTTCACCGGAACGCCCAATGGAAAGATGAATGACTTTTGGGAGAAGTGGGAGTTTGCTGAGACTGATCCCGAATGGGAAAGAATACATATCCCGTGGAAGACCGCAGGGGTACTCGCTGAGAAAGAGGTAGAGGAACTGAGAAGGGTGATGACACCCGAAGAATTCTCTCAGGAGTTAGAGGCAGAGTTTACGTCTACCGTCCGCGGAGCCTATTACGCCGACCAGATGAAGAAGGCGGAAGATGAGGGCCGCGTAGGTAAGGTTCCATACGACAACATGATCCCTGTCCATACTTTTTGGGATATCGGTGTCGGGGATGCGACTTCAATCTGGTTCGTACAGTTCGTCCACCATGAGATTCGGTTCATCGAATACTTCCAAGATGAGGGGCAGGGCTTGGATTACTACATCCGCACCCTTCAGGAACGCCCCTATATCTATGGGGAGCATTGGGGGCCGCACGATCTCAAGGTGAGGGAGTTATCAACAGGACGATCCCGCTATGAGATCGCCGCACAGATGGGAATTTACTTCAACGTGATCCCAAGACTTCCTATCGCGGATGGCATCAACGCCGCCCGTACCATTTTTCATAGATGTTGGTTTGACAAGAACGAGTGCAAGGGTGGACTCGACGCGCTCTTTAACTATCGCCGCGAATATGACGATAAGAAGGGAGAGTATCGCGCCAAGCCTGTACACGATTGGTCATCACACGGGGCTGATGCGTTTCGTTATTTCGCATTAGCCATTGATCAGGTAGCAAACATCGGTGGGTTCAGCACCGTCAAAAAATTAAAGGTACATAGAAGCCTCTCATAGGAGAGGGAGGAAAATATTATGGCAGGAGCGGGTGGAGCAGAAGGTGGCAACGCGGGTGGCAGTGATGGCCCATGGGATAGATGGAGACAAACACTAGCATCCCGACGTTACAACGCCGTAAGAAAAGAGGAAGACCCAAGTTACGCGCCGAGAAGTCTTTTCGGTGGTCGCAAAAATATCAGCATCAATGTTGGCAAAGGCACTAACGTAACTCAAGCGGAGATTGCAGAAGAGGCTTACCTAAAGGCCAAAGAAAGAAGTCACACAACTGCCTTCAACCCTAGAAAAGCCAGTGAAGCAGGTAAAAAAGTCGTTGACCAGATCAACGATCTTAACGCAGGGAAAGGGGATTACGAAGGAAAGTCACCGCAATGGCGGAGAAATGAGGCGGTACGTGTTCTAGCAAATGCGGGTGTATATAACGCCGCCGGAAGACTTGATGCTGACTTTGCGGGTGCTGATAAACCTGCCGCGCCGAGAGGTGGCGGAGGCGGCAGTCGCTCGTCTTCATCCTCATCCTCTGCACAACAGGATGTCGATCAGATCACTTCTGATCTTGACGCTTACATTGCTTCTCTCGACTTGGGATCATCAGGTTCTTCCGCAGTCAACGCTCCCACAGCGGCGGCTCTTGCCGCACAAAACCCTGCCGCAGATTTGGGCGTGGCAAGCGGCGCGGGAATCTCCGGCACGGTACTGACCTCTGGCGTAACAGAGGAAACCTCTCCATCTGTGTTGACCCCTGTTTCCGCTACACCAACGACTCCCTATGCGGGTTCCAGTACGCTGACTGAAGGAGCGCAAGTCGTGGATACAGTCAACGGCAAAGTCTATCCCAATAAGGCGGCGGCTACTGCCGCAGGGGTAAAGGCTTGGATGCCGAAAACACAATGGGATGCGCTACAGGCTACTGAATAATGGCTAATGCTCAAGAACTGATTAAGCGTTTTGAAACGCTTGAGGGCAACCGATCATCTTGGTTGACTCTATGGGAGGAAGTTGCTTCCTATGTGCTTCCGCACAAGGGTGATTTCACCACCATACGAATACAGGGTGACAAGAGCCGCACGGTTCACATCTATGATTCGACGGCAATCCACGCGAATCACCTGTTGGCCTCACATATTCATGGTGCAGTGACGAATCCCGCATCCGTATGGTTTGAATTACGGTTCCGTGAGGCTGAACTCAACGACGATGCTGAAGCCTCCGCATGGTTAGATGACTGTCGCCGTAGGATGCTGACCGCTTTCGCAGATTCCAGTTTTGACACGCAGGTAAACGAGTTATACCAAGACCTTACTTGCTTTGGAACGTCGTGCATGTACGTTGATTGGAATGAAGGCTTGAACTTCATGGTCTGTCACATGTCGGGCGTTGCGATTGATGAGAATTATTCCGGTGTGGTGGACACTGTATTCCATGAACGCCGCATGTCTGCAAGACAGATAGCGCAACGGTGGCCCAATGTGTCCACGCCGCGCATCAAAGCAGACCTTGAAAAGAATCCTGACCGTACCCATCGAATTCTTCATGCGGTTACACCCGCAGGGGAAGTGGAGTACAAGAAGGCCATGCCTGATCAGCCGTGGAAGTCCTGTTGGATAGCGGTAGAGGATAGGGAGATTCTGGAAGAGGGGGGTTACTTTGAGAATCCCTACCTTACTCCACGTTGGTCAAAGATTTCCAATGACGTATATGGATTCTCTCCCGCGTTGATGGCCCGTCCTGACATCAGGACACTCAACGAAGCAAAGCGATACGAACTCGCGGCATGGGAGAAGTCGATTGACCCGCCCATGATGGCAACCGCAACAGGTGTCATCTCCGATTTACACATGGAGGCGGGTGCAGTTACCTATGTACGTGACACAAGCGCGATCCGACCCCTAACCAACTACACAGATTGGAACGCGGCACAGATCAAATCACAGGAGTTAAGAGACTCCATCCGTGCGATCTACCACATAGATCAGTTGCACATTCCAGAGCGTCCTAACGCGACAGCAACGGAAGTTCAGATTCGTTACGAACTGATGCAACGGGTCTTAGGCCCAACGATGGGAAGGCTTCAGTCAGAGTTTTTGAATCCTCTGATTGAACGCGCTTTCGGCCTGATGTACCGAAATGGTCAGTTTAAACAGATGCCGGAAATCCTCGCAGGGTATGACGCTGATCTTGATATTGAGTATCAAGGTCCGCTTGCGAGAAGCCAGAGACTTGCAGACATTCAATCTATCCAACGCGCCGTTGAAGTTGCGATGACGCTTGGACAGTTGGATCAAAGTGTGGTCAACGTGATGGATGTGGAAAAAGCATACCGCATCGCACTCGACCGCATTGGTATCCCCGCTGATGCCATCCGTAGCCCCAAAGACGTACAGAGACTCAAGCAAGAACAAGAAGCACAACAGCAAGCCGCAATGCAGATGCAGATGAATGGACAAACAGGCTAGGTTGTTTTACGAAGCCTTCCGCACAGAGGCGGGCCAAGAGGTACTAAAGCATCTGGATGATGTGCTTATGAGTCCTTCATACGTCAAGGGAGACATCAATGAAACCCTTGTTAATGAAGGTAGGCGTTTAATGGTGTCATACATAAAGGAGTTAGTGAAGCATGGCGGACGAGATATTAACTGAGTCTGAAACGGAAACTATCGCAAGCACTTGGACGGATGGATTGCCAGAAGATGTGGCATCGCATCCGGCAATGTCTAACGTAAAGGATGTGACTGATCTTGCGAATCAGTTTATCAACGCACAAGGGTTGATAGGCCGAAGCGTACAGATTCCCTCTGATGATGCCTCAGAAGATCAGTGGGCAAAGTTCAATGATCGCATGACGCAAGTGCCAAGCGTCTATCGCACCCCGACTACAGAAGAAGAGTGGGGCGAGATGTGGGGTAAATTGGGAAGGCCGGACGCGCCTGATGGATACGGGATAGATCAACCTGATTTTTCCCAAGCCTTCCACAAAGCAAACCTCACCAAAGATCAAGCCACCGCTCTCGGTGAGTGGATGGCAGAACAGGAAACCACATACCAAGCGGAGCGGGATTCCGCACAGGAAGCAAGAGTCAGCGATCTCAAAGAAGAATGGGGCCGCGCTTATGACTCGCGTGTAGACCTCGCGCAGAAAGCGGTTCGTTTCTTAGACGAACAGGTAGGCGGTCTGGTTGACTACCTTAACGATTCTGGCGCGGGCAACGATCCACAGATGATTAAGTTGTTTTATTCCCTTTCCAAAGGACTTGAAGAGTCCAAGATGGAAGGCACAAAGAGTGCCTCTATGACTACAAGGGAAGCGATGGATCGCGCACAGGAACTTACAGAACAACTGTTTTCGTTGGATGAAATTGATCCGCGAAGGCAGAGCCTTATCGACCAGAGGGCAAAATTATTTGAGATGGCAGTGGGTAGCGCGTAAGCGTCCAGTGTTCTTCTCGCGTCTAGTCTGACGTAAATAGATAGGAACGGTCTGTATCACAGGTAGCCGCGCCGTCAGTGTCAATTTCAATTAACTCACAAAGGTAAAGTCAAAAATGGCTAATACAATCAGTAACGCCTTTGTACAGCAATTTGAATCTAACGTGCTGTTTCTTGCAAAGCAGATGGAAGGTCGTCTGCGGAACACTGTACGGAACGTTGCTGTCACAGGTGAAAAACACAACTTTGAGCGGCTCGGCCACGTAGATGCGGCTGAGAAAACGACTCGCCATACCGACACTCCAATCTTGGAAGTGCCTCATTCACGACGGGTTGTCACCATGCGTGATTGGCAGTGGGGCGATTTGGTGGATGATGAGGATACCTTGCGTATGCTTGTCGATCCCAAGTCTTCTTACGTTCAGGTTGGCGCAGGTGCAATGAATCGCGCTTGGGATGATCTTGTCATCGGTGCGGCTCTAGCCAACTCCACGGATGGTGCGGGTTCTGCCGTCGCTTTCCCGGCGGGCAATACGATTGCTCACGGTTCTGCGGGCATGACCATCGCTAAACTCCGTGCGGCGAAAAAGATGATGGATGGAAAGGAAGTTCCTGAGAACGACCGCTACCTCATCTGTGGTTCGGAGCAGATGGAAGACCTGCTTGCCACGACCGAAGTCACATCGAGTGACTACAACACGGTCAAGGCTCTTGTCTCCGGTTCGTTTGATACCTTCTTGGGCTTTAAGTTCATTCGCTCTGAGCGTCTGGCTATTGCCTCCACGACTCGCTCCTGTCTGGCTTACCAGAAGGATGCTATCGGCCTTGCTATTGGTCGTGATGTGGAAACCAAGATCGCTGAACGTGCTGACAAGTCGTTCGCCCACCACGTTTATCTCCGTTTCAGTGCCGCCGCGACTCGTATAGACGAGGATCGTGTGGTTGAAATTGAGTGTAACGAGTAAGCCACTGAGGGGGCGGGGTAACTCGCCCCCTTTCTTACTATGACAAGTCAAGTAGACATCGCCAATCGTGCGCTGATTGTTATTGGCGCGGATCGTATTACATCATTCTCTGACAACACGTTAGAAGCCAAGACTGTCAACCAAGCGTATGACGGGGTAAAACAGTTTGTGCTGAAAAGTTACCCGTGGAACTGCGCTACCAAAAGGGCAACATGCGCCCTGCTTGCAGACACTCCCGTATCGGAATACTCGTACAAGTTCAGACTGCCGAATGATTGCCTCAGAGTAATCAGAGCGTATCCCGAAGGAAAGGGGTCTGACTATAACTGGTCGGTTGAGGGCAGGGATATCCTGTCCGACCAAGCCACGCTTTCTGTGAAGTATGTCTCATCGGACGTATCTGAATCATTGTTGGATGCTCACGTTATCAGCGTGATCGTGTATCGACTCGCGCTAGAGATCGCTTACTCCATATCTGCATCCAATACTTCTCTTGCCAACATTGAGGCGATGTATAACGGAACGCTTGATGAGGCGAGAACCACTGATGCTCTGGAAAGCACATCTAAACAATTAACATCTGAATCTCGATTTACGGCTCTCCGTGGCTAGACTTCAACGGATTATTACGGACTTCAGTTCGGGAGAAATCTCTCGCAAACTGTGGGGTCGTATTGATACAGACCAGTATCGAAAGGGTTGTGAAACCCTAGAGAACTTTATCGTTGATCCCCATGGCGGGGTGCGACGAAGAGGCGGTATGCAGTACATCAATACCGTCAAGGATTCATCGAAGTCAACGCGGCTGATATCGTTTGTCTTTTCGCGTGACGAGTCATACGTGCTTGAGTTTGGCGACCTGTACATCCGCTTTTATACAGACGGCGCACAGGTTACATCGGGCGGTAGCACTTACGAGATTGCCTCTCCGTGGTCGCAGACTGAGATATGGGATTTACATTTCGCCCAAGCCAACGATGTTATGTACATCGTTCATTCTGGATTTAAGCCACGCAAACTCTCAAGAACGGGAGCGGCCAGTTGGACATTGGCAACGCCGTCACTAACAGGCGCACCGTGGGATAGTAACTCTGACGGACACGCAGATGGCTTCCCGCTGACTACCGTGTTCTTTGAGCAACGCCTGTGGTTTGGCGGGCGAACTAAAGACCCGCAAACCCTGTGGGCATCGAAAGCCGCCGACTTTGAGGCGTTCACCATTCCGGCCTCCCCTGCGGCAGATGACCCTCTTGAGTTAGTGCTTGCTTCTAACAGGCAAGAGAAGATTCAATGGCTACATTCGGGAAGGGTACTGATTATCGGAACATCTGGTGGTGAGCATAGGCTACTGCCAAATCAGTATCTATCCTCCAGTAACCTGCCTCTCGCTTCTCGCATGTCTTCATACGGCGGCAGACATATTCAGCCGGAACAGATGGGCCGCTTCTCTGTATTCGTGCAAGGCTCTGGTAGACAGGTCAGAACTTACGAGCAAAGGGCGGCATCGAATATAGAACTTTATGATTCTGATGACCTGTCATGGTTATCAGAGCATGTCACGACATCGGGCATCATCTCCATGTCGTACCAGTTGTATCCGTACACGATCCTTTGGTGCGTGAGAACGGATGGAACGCTACTGTCGATGACCGCTGATCCGGCTCTGCTCGACAGTGATGACTTTAAAACAGTGGGTTGGGCAAGACACGTAACGGATGGAACCGTTGAGTCTGTTGTCACGATCCCCAACGACACTATTGATGAAACATGGGTTCTCGTTAAGCGAACCAATACATCGGGAACCATCAGAACGATTGAACGAGTGGATTGGGATATCGCTGTGGACTCCGCCTTATCGTATTCCGGCAGTGCTACCGCTTCTGTAAGCGGGCTTTCCCATCTTGAAGGAAAGACGGTATCCGTCCTGGCGGACGGAGCCACGCATCCCGACCTTACTGTATCAAGCGGGGCGATAACGCTTACGCGGCTTGCCTCAACTATTGTTGTGGGGCTTCCGTTCACAAGCACACTCAAGACCGTTCCAATGGAAACGGCTGACGATGGAACAGATCAAGGGCAGAAAAAGCGATGGTCAAAGATCATTGCGCGGATGATTAGTTCTGCCCATCCAATAATAAACGGTTACCGGAAACCAACGCGCCATCCCTCTACCTCAATGGATAGGGCTGAAGCGTTAGTTACGGGTGATCTTGAATATAGGGGATCAGGATTTGACCAGTACGCTCAAATTGAGATCAAGCAAGACTTACCACTTCCATGCGAGATCACTTCTGTGTTTGGTGACTACGAAGTTAATAGGGGATAGCAATGGCTAATCCTTTAGTTATCGCGGCGATTGCTAATGCAGGGGTATCCCTGTTAGCGGGAAGCAAGCAAGCCTCTGCCCACAGACTGGCGGGCCGCTTAACCAAAGAAGCAAACTACGCCAATGCCGAAGATGTGATGCAGGTGGCGGAAATTAACGCGGGTGCAATCACAGGCGCGGCGCACAACAATGCCGCCGCAGTTCTTGAGGTAGGCGAAGCAAATGCTCTCGCTCACGAAAGAGCCACGCTTAACAATCTTGCTCATGTTTCGATTCAGAGCGAGGAAGATTTAAGACTTCACAAAGCCTCAGAAGGAGCGTTAGCGGGAGAGATTCGCGCTATGGCGGCATCCACAGGATTCGTCGCTGAACTTGGCTCGCCTCAGTACCACCTCAACTCACAGGTCGTAGAGGGTTTTCGCAGACGCGATTACATGATTAACAAGCAGAAGTTGACGCTTCTGACTATCGCCTCTGAGGGTAGAGACAGGCGGGATATTACACGCCTACAGGCGGATCAACAGGCAGAAGTATTGGTGGCTAACGCATCACTACAGGCGGAAGTTGCTATGGCTGACGCATCTGCAAGAGCCGTTGCTATGGAACGTGCGGGAGATATCGCTGAAGAAGCGGGGGCCGCTAACGCCTCTGCCGCCATGTGGGGAGCCGTAAGTAACGCGGTATCAAGCGGCATAGGTTTGTGGGCGCAAGGCGGTGGATTCTCTTCACCTGCGCCGACAGCAACCGCGCCAACAGTCGCATATTCTTCATACGGTTCATCGTTCTCTGGCCCGTATACGTCATCCTTCTCATCGTGGTCTTAAAAGATGAAGTTACCCACTTATTCTGAACGTCACGATACGCGGATGCCCACGCAAAGGGCGGTACTCCGCGATGCTCCCGCCATGCGTAGACCTGCAATCCGCAGAGTATCGGGCAACATGCCGACTGATTACTCCTACATTGCGAGAGCGGCAGATCGCAAATGGGGCGCGATAGCCAGTGCTGTAAATAAGTCAGTAAATATTTACGCGGACGCTGTTGTAAAGGCAGACATACAAGCGGCAAAGGCGGCATCCCAAGAGTATCAGAACGCTCTAGCGGGAGAGTGGTACGGTCAAAATGTTTTGAACGGGAAGACGTATGACCCCGAAACAAATACCTACCCCTACCTTGAGCTTGAAGACAAGTACAAGACCGACTCTGAAGATATTGCAGAGCGTATTCTTGATAAATACCAGTTGCGTACCCAAGCAGGGAAGAACCAGTTTGGCCTGTATCGAACAGGCATTGATGGCCGCGTCAACGAAGAGATTGGCAAGTTCGTTTTAGATAAAGAAAACGAGCGGGCGGGCGATGCTATCAAGCAAAGATTGGAAAATGCCAACAGCGTTGAAGTAGTAGACGAAATTTACCAAGACTTAATTGACTCTGGTAGATCAACGCCAGAAGCCGCGGCCCTGCAAGTTGACCCTTACAGAACAAACATTGAGTTTAAAAGCACAAGAGACTCAATTCTTAAAACAGAAAGTCTTGGGGATATTGCAAAGCATCTTGAAATTGTCAAAGAAAACGCTCTTTACAGCCAAACTCAGATAGAGGCGCTTGAGCGTGTTGCCCTAAGAAAAAGCACTGCGGTTCTTGCCGCCGCTGTTGGGGAGTTGGAAATACAAACTTATGCACAAGCGATTGAGCATGAAGAGCAGTTAAACAACATGCCGATAGACGGCACTGTGTTTACCTCTGAAGCAGAGTATCAAGCGGCTGTTGATACCGCGATGAGCCAAACATACGACAGGCTCCGCAAAGAAAAAGCCTCACGCGACATGAGTGCTTCTGCCGCCATCACAGCACAAAACGAAAAGTTTGTTGCAACCCAAAATTTGTACGCGAGTAAGTATTTAACTGGCGAAGAATACGATTCTTTAGACGCAATACAGCAAGATATAGAAAAAGCCAGACTTGAATTAGATCAAGAAACTGGACTGTTCCCTGCGGAGCGCATACAGATTCTTAATTATCTTGGTCAAAATTTGCGTAGCGAGTACGCGGCAAGGGCTAGCGCACAAACAGAAGAAGAGTTAAGACAAGCCGAACTAGAGTCTTTACAGCGTATTGCTCAAAACAATTGGTATCCTAGCGATATTCCAGTCGCTAACGATCTGTATGAGAAATCTCTTGCATCGCAAGGAATTGACATCCGAACACCGGAAGGGTTGGTCGCGGGACTACAGATAGGCAAGCAGTTAATGAAAGGTGGTGGCGGTTGGGTTCCCGACTTGCTGACGCTAGAAATTAAAAGGCTTATCAATAACCCAAGAGAAGACAAGTTAGAGGATATTGCCACAGCAGTATCGGCTGTTCAGTTTCTTGGGCTGAGAGCGCCGCCGCAAGGGTTGAGCGAGTTTGATGCGTTTGTAAAAGAAAACTCGTATGACACAGCGACCACTGCTGATCTTTGGTTGCGCCACACTGACGCAATGGCAAAGAACTGGACTAAACAAGCGACTACTTTTTTAGACGATGACAACAATAAAAAGAAATTCCGTGAGTCAATTGAACAGCAGATAAACAAATTCTACGGCATTGACTTGGATGACTACTACGTAGCCGAAAGCGTTTTCGCCCAAGCGGAAGAACTATACAAGCAGGGCTTTAAAGGCAACCATGAAACAGCAGTGCGTATGGTTTCTAACAATCTTGGCAAAGTGTGGGGTTACGTAGCAACGGGAGAATCTGATGGGCCTCAGATGATGTACATGTCGCCCTATGCAGTTCATAGCAACATCCCGTTTCCAAGCACGGAAAACATGTGGATCGAAGTCCATAAGCGGGAAGTGCTTGATGAAATCTTTGATAGGACAGGCCAAAGGTTTGAGCCAAACAAAGTGGGTTTTGAATTGGCTGAGTACCATCCAACCGACCCCACCTACAGGCTTGTGTATGAGGGCAATCCCATTGCGATCAACATTCGGTCAGAGCAGGATGTTCTGACTGCGGCTGAAGCCGAAGGGGATATTGTTGTTGAGGCTTCCAAGCCTAGCCAACTCGTTTATGCAGAGATTAAGTTTGGCAAAGCAGAATCGAAACTGAGGAAGAGCATGGGCGAAGCCGCCGCCGCAAACGAAGGCAAAGAATCCTTTGACATGCTTGTTAGCGAATACGGAGGCCCGCTAGGAAAGTGGAAGAAGTTGTCATTAAGCGATGACATTATGACCCCTGCCGCAACCACCACTCAAAAGGAACTTGTCTACGTCAACGAGATGAAAATGTTTGAAGAAGTTGCAAAGGCGTACATCAACGATCCAAATCATCCAAACAAGGAAGTGGCGATAAAGGAGATGGATATTCAAAGAGGCAACTACCATTTTTGGTTGCTTCAAAACGGGCGAATAGCACCCGATGCCCCTTAAACTGACTCCGGTAACGTCATCCCCTTTGATGGCGTTCCCTCAACCCGTTGAAGACGAAGAGGTCTTTGCAGATGTCGCAAAGGCTGTGCGCCAGAATGAGTATATCTCTGGTCAATGGTCGATACAGGATGAATTAGGCCCACGCCCGATGACTCGTTATAACGAGCATGGGGACTACATTAAGCCGACATTCAACTCATTTGAGTTTTCGTCTGATTTGTTTGAGCAGATGATAACTATTGACGCGACAAACGAATCCGAAGCGAGATGGCTCTTAAAGCGGGCTGAACTAGAAAAGCGCAATAGAGAGATTATTCAGAACGCGGGAGCAAGCCAACTTCTTGCCGCTCATGCGTTGGGGACGATTACCGACCCCGCTGAATGGGCGTTTGTTCTGGCAAGCGCCCCAATAAAAGGGGCAACATGGCTTGCAAGATTAGGCAAATGGGGTCTAGCGGGAGCCGCCACAGGCACGGCAAGAGAAGTTGCTTTACATAATCTGCATGACTTCCGAACTCTTGAAGAATCTCTATACAACGTAGGTGCAGAGGCATTTTTATCGGGGGCGATGGGTGTTGCGTTTGGTAAAAGGTTGCCACCCGATCTTGCGCCTGTCGTTGAAAAACTGGACACGGACTTTAAGGCTCTTCAAAACGGTGAACAGGTTACTTCCTATTCGCGTCCAGAGGTCTTGGAATCAATTAACGCAAGACACGCGGCGGGAGAGATAGACGAGTCTGAAAAATACGCGCTGATGCTCAAAGAAGAGAATGAGATGCTTGAGGTAAAAGGGCGCTGGTTTTACAGATGGTTCAGAAGGATGACTCCGGTTGCTGATTTGGCAATGGCGCGGCTTCCTTATCTTGCAAAAACTACCGAGCGGTTAATTGGGGTTCCATTTTTCCGCAAGATGGATGATTTTCTTCCAAGCAGTGTTCCTGTTGAGGCAAGAATTCAATCTGATCTTGCTGTTGTTCAGATCAAGCGGCTGAAAATATGGTCTGATCTTAAAAAAGCGATGCGGGAACATAAAATTTCCGACACGGAACTCAATGAATTGTTTGAAAGAGCGTATCGGTACGATGATCCGTCAAAATTTGATGCCATCAATACCGCTGTCAAGCAGTTAGATGAAGTAAGAAAGCCGCTCCAAGAGGCTTACGCAAAAGAGGGGCTGATCCCCGCCGCTAACGCAGACGAAATTCGCTCCATGACAAAGCGAATTGAACTGCTAGACAATAAAATCAAGAAATCTGAAAAAGATATCAACGCGGCTAAAGGAAAGAAGCGCAACGATAAGCAGATATCTGAAAAGAACATTGAGATACAGAAACTCAAGGGCGAAAAGAAGGCGTTATCGAAAGAACTAGGATCGTTACGCAAGAGAAAGCCTAAAGACATTGAAGTTCAGAAAACTATTTCTGCGCGGATAAGGGATGTTGAATCAAAACGCAATGACGTACAAAAGCGTTTAAACAGCCTAACAACCGCGAGGAATAAACTCAAAGCAAAAGACCGCTCCGCCCAAAGCCGACTTGATAGGTTGGTAAAAGCGCGAGAGCAGATGATTGAGGAAAGAAAAACCTCAATTATTCCAGAGAGGGAAGGTTATTCCATCCCGTTTGGTGATACCAGATACATGCCTACTATCTGGAATTCTGTTGGCATGTTTGAGAACAAGCAGTTGTGGATCAAGACCGCCATAGATGATCTACAGGATCAGGCGGGCAATACGCTTGATGAAAAAGTTTTAAGAAAGTCTCTTGAGAAAACGTGGGAAACGATTGTTCAGCGTCATAACGCGCATTTTGATAAATCAATCGTAGTTCCCGGCTCTCAAAGAACCAAAGAAAGAAAACTCAAACTGCGCTCAAAGAATTTCCGCGCTGTTGATGCGGGAGATGGACGCAAAGTTGCATTTGTTAGAACGGGCATCAATGAAATGTTTGATGCTCACGACAAAGAGATGATTACTTTACTTCATCTTAAAAGAGAAGGGCTTGATGATCCCGAAAAAATCCTAAAAGAGATTGACGAAGGGTATCGACTGCTAATCGAAGCGGAACCTAACATCAAAGCGCGTCGAGCCATTGAAAAAGATCATCGTCGCTTGAGGGAAAAGTTTGAAGGTGTGTATAACGTCTTGCAGGGTAAGCATGGCAAGGTTGGAACCTCTTTTAACAGCATTTACAACGATGTAGGGGCAGGCCTTAGATCATTTAACGTGATGCGTCTTATGGGCGGCGTTTTAATCCCGTCCATGACAGACGTTGGCGCGATTGTTGGTCGGCGCGGACTAGGGCGAACCCTGTCATTGATAGGGAAGTTGGCCTCAAACCCCGCATTACGCTCTTTGTCTCGTAAAGAGTTAGACCGACTTAGCGTGGTTGCAGAAATCCTTACGGGCGACAGAGCGCACATTATTAAACAGCATGATGACCTCATTCCCCAAAGGAATTGGGCAAGAAAGTTAGATCAAGGCGCAGACATAACTTTCAAAATTTCTGGAATGAATCATTGGAATGACATGGCAAAGAAGTTGCAGATACTTCTTTACATGGACGAGATTCTTGGGTACGCAACAGGAACTCTGAGGCTTTCCAAGACCAGAAGGGCCAAACTGAATAAGTCTGGCATCTCCGACGAGATTCTTGACGAACTCAAGACTAACTTTAACAAGCACGGCGAGACTGTTGACGGAGTAAGAATCCCGAACCTTGACAAATGGGTCAACGATCTTGGCGACGAACTTCCAGTCGTTGACTTCATGCGAGCAATCCTAAAGCGTGAAGCAGATACAGGTGTCGTGACTCCCGGCGCGGGCGATCTCCCTCTTTGGTCAAGATCAATAGCCGGAAAAGTTGTTGGGCAGTTCAAGTCGTTCTCTTTTGCGGCGTTTAACAGGATATTTATTCCGCAGACTCAACTTATTGCGGCGGGGGATGGAAACGCACTAGCGGGAATGATAACGATGCTTGCTATGGGCGGGTTAGTGTTTGAACTTAAACACTACATGCACAAAGGTGAGTGGGTTGACCCCTCTGACAACTACACGCGATTTTTGAGAGAGGCGTATGACAGAAGCGGATTCACAGGAATTTTGGCCGATATATTAGCGATATCAGAGAAAGCCACAGGGAATTTCTTAGGCTTTAATCCATTGGGCGGACACGAAATCACTCGGTACTACTCGCGGAATTGGCACGGAGATGTGTTCGGCCCAACAGAAGGGCTTGTTAGTGATTTGAATTCCACCGCGCAAGCCGTTTCAAGATTGATTCAAGGCGGCGATGTATCTGAATCAGACATTAGGGCTACAAGACGCTTGGCCCCATTTCAAAGCCACCCATTATTACGTATTACACAGGACGATCAGGCTGTAGCGGAGAACATCAGGAACATGATAAATGACTATTAGCACCACCAATAACAGAGATGCCTTCACTGGTGATGGCTCTCAGACGAGTTATCCGCTTACATACCCTGTAACGGATTCCTCTCATGTCGATGTGTCTGTTGATGACTCTACGGTGTCAAGTTCAGATTACAGCGTTACGTTAGTAGGATCGACAGCAACGGTTGTATTTACTACAGCCCCCGCAAGCGCGGCAAAGATTGTTATCCGCCGCATCGTTCCTAAGACGCAGACCGTTGACTACGTTCCCTATGACACATTCCCTGCCGAAACGCATGAAGCGGCGTTGGACAAACTCACTCAAGTCGATCAGCAACTTCAAGAAGAAATCGACAGAGCGATGCAGATGCCTGTATCGGATTCGACTACAAGCACGTATCTACCGCTCCCGTCAGCAGGGAAAGCACTGAAGTGGAATTCTGGTGGAACCGCTCTTGAGAACTCCGCTGATGCGGTAGACGGGATTACGACTGACGCGGCGGCTTCAGCGACAGCGGCGGCGGCAAGTGCGGCGGCGGCGGCGACATCGGAAACCAATTCCGCTACTTCCGCGACCACATCATCCACAAACGCAACCGCGACAGCGGCAGACGCGGTAAGCACGGCGGCGGATGCAGTAAGCACAGCGGCGGATGCAGTGAGTACGGCGGCAGACGCAGTTAGCACAGCCGCAGATGCGGCAACGTCAACCACGCAAGCCAGTAACGCATCAACCTCCGCAACGTCAGCATCAACGTCAGCGACAAACGCGGCCACCTCAGAGTCAAACGCACTCACATACAAGAACGCGGCAGAAACCGCTAAGACAGCGGCAGAAGCGGCGCAAGCGGCGGCAGAACTCGCGGCGGATAACTTCGATGATGTGTACTTGGGCGCTCACTCTAGCGATCCCACGGTAGACAATGACGGTGACGCACTCACGGCAGGGGATATGTATTTCAACACTGCGACAGATCGAATGCGCGTCTTTGATGGCAGTAGTTGGGCAGACGTTGCTGTCGATTCCTCAACCGTAGTCGCCAAAACCTCCGCAACAGGATCAGGCGCGCTACCGTCAGGCACGACCGCACAACGCGATGGATCACCGTCAGCCGGTTACATCCGCTACAACACAACGACAGGGGGTTTTGAAGGGTACTCGACTGCATGGGGCGCAATCGGTGGGGGCGCATCAGGCGGGAACGGTGAGGCGACTGTTTTTGAGAATGAGATAGCCATCGGTGAGGACTACACCATCACAGCAAACTACAACGGTGTCAGCGCCGGACCAATTTCGGTAACGGGCACGATAACCGTGTCTAGCGGTTCAACTTGGGTGATCGTCTAATGTCAACAATCAACGTAAACGCAATCGACAAAGAAAGCGGATCAACGCTAAGTCTTGGAACTAGCGGGACAACCATCTCAATTCCAAGTGGCGTGACGATAGCGAACAGTGGGACTGCCACTGGTTTCGGTGGAGACAATACTCCAAGTTTTTCGGCATACAACGATGCGTCTCAATCAATCGGTTCCGGGGCATGGACAAAACTCATTTTTAACACAGAGTCTTGGGACACTGATTCAGCATTTGATTCATCTACCAACTATAGATGGACTCCGGGAGAAACGGGAAAGTATTTGATTTGGTCAAACGTGTATTTAACCAGTGCAACTTACGGTGACGTAAAACTTTACGTCTACAAGAATGGTTCTTCAACATCTTACCGATACGTTATGAAACAGG